TATAATCGGGGAATTCAAATGTACCGTTTTCCCAATTCAGATGTACAAAAAAGTGTAATTTTCGAAGGTATCAAAAAGCGTTTGAAGATCGTTTAACTACCGTTTAATCGGGGATGAATTAAAACGCCTTCAAACGCCTGATTTTTAGCCAAATTATTTACTGAATATTTTTGTACTTCGAATAATTATTCTTATATTTGTATTGTAGAATGTCTGTCTTTTAAGCAGTCGGCATTTCGCTTTTTGTGATGTTCTTGAACATCATAATGTCGGTATATTTTGCCTGCTTGTTGATGGTAACGTTTATTTCGCGCCGTTGTGCACCGGCGAAGGGATTGGTGTCGAATTGTGTTCGCGTAAACCAGTCTATGAGTTCGATGATCTGCGACTTGTTCGAGGTAAAATAGATGTACGCATGTCCTTCGAGCACTTTCAGCACGTCGAGATAGTCGGCCAGTTTCCAGTAGCATTTGTAGGTTTTTGTGTCGGTCGATAAATACGGCGGATCGACGAGAAACACGACATTCTCCGTGTCTTTGTATTGCGCGAATAGCTCTCGGTAATCGGCCTTTACGATTTCAACTCCGTCGAGATACCCGTCTGCGACATAGTCGGTCTGCTTGATGGAGTTGTATAGATTTTCCTTTCCCAGTTCATCGAACGAGCGCACATAGCGGCTCGAAAACAGCAATGATGCCGAAAGCGTGATGTAATCGACGAACCCGGTTTCTTCTTCTTTACGAATCTCTTCGAGAATACATACCCGCTGTTCTTGGGGTATTTGTTCCCCTTTTGAAATTTCCCCCCCCCACCAAATTTCGGATTCTGGCGAGCAATGCATTGGTTCTTGGGATGTTTTCCAGCCGCAGATGGAAGTCGTCGAAGTCGTTATAGATGAGTCGAGCGTCGGGGCGTTCCCGTTTGGCAACGTGCGACAGGAGGCCGCTTCCGCCGAACAGATCGACGAATGTAGCCGCATCGGGAAACCGGGACAATGCTTTCCGGAACTCGCCGATAAAACGGCGTTTTTGCCCCTGGAACGGCAGCGGGGCGGAAGTGTAAACAGTCTGTTTCTGCATTCAGCAAAAATGTTTTTTATAAGGTTAAATAGTGTTGAATTGTTTATTATATTTGTAGCCTCTTACCTCTGCACACCAGCAGGACATAGAACTACAAATGCGAAAACGCCGATACGCGACCAAAGGATTGCCCTCGGTTGTGCGTATCGGCGCATTTATGTTAGTGCAGAGGTAAGAGACTCACTAACAGCCGGGGGCTTTTTCGTGCCCCTATGTGTTATGTGTATGGATCAGTTTTTCATCATCGGCGGTCGTTTTTCAGGCGGGATGTACGGATATTTTCGGTTGGAGATGTACCGGACCCATGCGAACAGATGCCGCCACCATCGACGGGTATAGAGGGGATCGTGCTGGTTGTAGATCGCCTCGGTCTCAAAACAGCTGTTCCCATAGGCGCGGTTGTAGGGCAGCAGGAGAACTTCTATTGCGACCGAAAGGCCGTAAATCGACAAGGGCGCCGGAACGGCCGCCAGCATCCACCATGCGGAAACCCCGAACAGGAGGTGGGCCGCCACCGTACCCAGCAGACAAACGGCGACGATCTCCAGTTGCTGCCGCATGTGGATCTTCTCGTGATTGAGCAGCCGGGCCGTCAATGCGACGCCCTCTTTCACGAACAGCCAGACCAGCACGGTCAATGCCGTGAAGCGGCCGAACGGGATAAAGCGGTTATATACGATCTTCATTTGTCTTCTCTTATTTTCAGCAACGGTTATTTCATTGATCCGAGGTTCCTGCTCATCCGGCCGTCGTGTTCGGCTTTCTCTTCGGCCGAAGCGTCGCACCACAGGCCGGGGGCTTCATCGGGAATTTTGATACGTCGTTTTACGAAGAGCCGTTCCTCGTCCGTCACTTCGGCGGCCTGGGTAAGATAGGCCCCCTCGTCGGCGATCTGTTCGGTAAAGGCGGTTTTCAGTTCTTTCATTATCGTCTGTTTAATTAAATGGTTGCGAATGATATTTGTTTCGATATAGCCAAAGTATTTATAGCATACCATGATGCGTTTGCCGAATCGGTCAGTTTTGCATATACATCGGCATGAACGGTAATCGTAATTCCGGAACCTCCGTATGCTCGATCGACGAGGTTATACAGCGTGTCGCGGGTAATGTTGGAACAGGAGGATAGAACCAGAGGTGCCTGAAGATTATGCAGATCGAACTTTTCGAGCGCATAACACCCTACAAACCACCGAGAGATCAATCCATTTCCCGGAACCATAATGCCGTTGATCCTGCGTAATTTCGAGCATCGCAGGAACACGCCTGTTGTATTGTCCGGGAAATGCACGGGACTGTCGGAGTCGAGAGGAACGAGATTGATCTCTTCGAACAGACTTTCCCGAAAAGCCTCGGTCGCATTTTCCAAACTAATATACGAATCCAGTGTAAACGCCAATATTGCAGGCGGCAGGTTTACCGGAGCCGTTCTTTTCTGCAATGCCATGTTCCATCTGCCGGAACAAAGCGCGTTGTTCGTCTGGGCATATATGGCGGCCATCTGTTCGTTATCGAGTCCCGTGTAGGTGCCGACCGTCCAGCTTTTCGTTGCGTCGTCCCACACGGCCCCGGCAGCGGCAAACAGGTCGTGCATAGGCGATCCCGACGATTGTCCGCACGCTTGATTCCAGACCGATTTTTCCGCATCCGTAACGAAGCGGTGGTTCGCGTCTTGTGTGATGTTCGAGGCCGAAATAGGCCCCTCAAAATTCCCCCCCCCGGCATACGGGAGGGCGTTCCAAGCTGTGGCGCCATCTCCGATTTTGTGTTTGCACGTATCGGATTCATAGACGAGCTCCCCTTCGAGGAGGACGGGGTTGGCGGCTTTGAGTTCCGCCGCCGGGTACGCCGGATGCTGGATCCGGCTATGTATGGTCTTGCTCATATCGATCGGGTTTCAAAAAAAGGTGACGAGTCCGTATATCCGCATCCCCAAAATGAGTGCGCTGTATCATACTTCCCCCCGTAGGAGTCATACTTCCTGCGTCCCCGTCACCAGAATATTCAGATATGCAAGACTGACGGTGTCAAACCGCAGTTGCTTGCAGCAACTTTGAAATAACTGCGCGGTCCTTCGATGCGTCTTTGGGCATCGCCGACGAAAAGGACTACGCCGGAGTAGAATGATACGTACATTTTTAGTTTTCCGAACTCGTCCTGCCCGGCCCCTCGCCCGCAGATGTTGATTCCTCTGTGCAGATCGAACTTGACCTTCCCGCAATAAGACGCATCGCTGATCCGTGTCACCCACCTGCCGAACAGGGCCTCGACGGAGATCACCGGAAGCCAGCCGCTCTTGTCCGCTTTGTCGGACTCGAACGGGATCGGATCGATGCGTGTCGATGTCCACGACAACTCGTCGCGTGAAAATCTGTCCTGCACGAGTTTGAACCCGCTGCTGGTCGGGCGCAGCTTCGCAGCGCTCGACTTTCGGACTCGTGCATTCTTGTAGTGGAGTATTCCGACGCTGCAGCGTTTAAGAATCGGATCCGCAGGGTCGGTCGCGGGTTTGACGTAAAGCATTCCCCCTTGCACCTTCCACCGCAATGCGGGTACTTTTTCGACATCGGAGGCATAGGCCAGTGTGTTCCAGGCCGTCGTGCCGTCGCCGAGTTTGTGGCGTCCGGTATCGGATTCATAGACGATTTCGCCCTTGAGCAGGACGGGATTCTTGGCGGCAAGTGTCTCCGCCGTATAGACCGGAAGCTGTGTCCGGGTTTGGATTGTCATTTTTGCTGCCATAGCGTCAATTCATTCCGGGGATTGAACATTGGATGACCAGCTCGCCGCCCGTCAGGTCGTCGAGCTTCTTCTTGTCTGCGGCCGACATCAGCCCGTTGGCCGATTGGGTGGCGACGGCCGTCGATGCCTTACCGTTCCAGGTCGTTTTCTCCGTGTCGGTCACGAAGCGGTGCGTCGAATCCTGTACGATTACCGAAGCGGGATGCGTGGCCGGATGCTGGTAGTTGTTCGCCCCGGCGGCCACACCCGCGAGTTTCGCCTTCTCCTCGGAGGTGTAGTCTTCGGTAGAAAGGCCCTTGCCCGTGACCTTATCGACCTTTCGGCCGATCTGCGTGGCGACGGTCGTAGCGAAATTCGGATCGTTGCCCAGGGCGGCCGACAGCTCCTTGAGCGTGTCGAGCGCCGCAGGGCTGCCATCGACCAGTTCGGCGATGGCCTTGTCCACATAATCTTTGGCCGACTGGAGCGTCGCGCGGTCGCCGCTCTCGCGGGCGGAGGCCTCCTCAGCGACGGCCGCATCGGTGTGTTCATTGGCTGCTCGAAGGGTCGCGGCATCGCCTTGTTCGCGTTTTTGCGCCTCGTCGTCGATCTTGCGGTCGAGTGTCTCGATGTCGTTTTGAACCTCATTGAACGCCTTCTCGGAGGAGGCGACATGGGCGGAGAGGTCGGTGGTTACTTTCTGCACTCTCTTCTCCAGCTCCCGCCCTTCGGCCGTACTGTATTTCCCGTTGAGCTGGTCGGTAAGTCCCTCGACCCCGCTCATCGGGATTTTGTCCTCGGTCTTATGGAAGAAGCTGTCGAAGAGGTCCGAGAACTGCTCGGCCGTCGGGTACATTCCCCGACCGAACCATTTGCGCAATAATGCGCGTACTCTAATCGCCATTTCCGTACTTTTTTAGATATCTGTTCATTCGTTCGCGCTCTCGCTGTGGTAATGCGGTACGAAATACGCTGTCTATCGTATGAGTCAATGTTTTAAGATCACTGAAATAGGCTTCGACCCACTTGGCACAATGTTCATTCGCTGACGTTTTGGCCATACGTGAGGCTTCCCGGAGTTTCGTTTCGTAACGTACATAAGCGCACGGCTCCGGCGAGCCGATGGAATCTACTGGCGATCCGGCCAGTATCACTACGAGAACAAGGGTGTCGATCATTTCTTCCCGTTTACTTCGTCCGCATGACGTAGGCCAGCGTATAATAGGGCGGGCGGTTCTCGTGCGAACCGCCGCCGCCCGTAGACTTTGTCGATCCGAAGGGAGTGGTTCGATCGTGCCACGACACGGCCTCGGGATAAGAGTTGCTGCCGCCGCTGCGCCAGCTTCCGTTACCTCCGGTCCAAAGATTCTGTCCATGCGCGTGCGAGGGTATCTCATCGACGGTGAGCGTGTGTCTTTTCTCGCCGCCCACCTTGCCGTAGCTGCCGTAGTCGGCATCGCTGACATTGTAGCCCACCACGAAGCGGCTGCGCAGGTCGGGCAGGCGGAAGTAGCCGCTCGTGGTCGAGAGCTTCCGGCCGTTGCAGTCGTAGGCGTTGTTGTAGGTCGTGCCGATGGCCTTGTAGAGCTCGGGGTACTCCGACTGCTTGAGCTGCTGCCCTTCGCAGAGAGCATAGCCGTCGGGGATGCGGGACCCCGCCCAGATTTCGACCATGCCCAGCGGTGTGCGCTGAATCTTGGCCAGGGCGGTCTGCAACGCCACGATCTGCGCTTCGAGTTCGGGCAGCGACTGCGCCTCGTGGAAATCCGTCCATTTATAGCTTTCGGTGCCGACGCCCGGAGCCAGCGACCGCTCGACATAGGCTTGCGGATATTCGTACCCCTGGGCCTGTACCGAGATCGTGGTTTGTTTGAGGTACATGCCGCCCGAGATGGAGCCGCCCTCCCAGTAGAGCACCTCCCCCTCGGGGTGTTCCTTCGTGCGCAGGAACACGTAGCCCTCGCTCCGCTGCGTGCCGCCGCCCGTGAGTGCGCAGCCCAGCAGGATCGCCTTGTCGCCCGCCAGGTTGCCGATGATCGACACCACGTGCGCGTTGGTCTGCATGTAGTCGAGCATCTCGCAGTCGGCCGGAAAGTCCTTGTTCGGTTGCAGGAGGAACCTGCCCTGTATCTGTTTCATCGTCAAATGTAGTTTATGGAAAATCGTTTCGAAGCCAGCTTGTACGCATCCACCACGGCCCGGAGCTGCGTGATGTCCAGCTTGTCGCGGAGTGCCAGCGGGATATTCACCCAGAAGTCGTAGCCGCTCACCCCGCCGAACCCGCGACGGTTGAGAATCAGAAAACGCTCCGACCCGCGGCGCGGGACCAGCACCTCGTCGTCCTCCTCGCGTTTGTGCAGGGTGATGAAGCCCACGTTTTCGACCGTTTCGGTGATCGTAATCCTCCGGTCGATAGGATCGAACTTGTCGTTCAGCAGCGCCCGCAGGTAGCACACCTGGCCGTTGTGTTCGAGGCGGTAGTCGCTCTCGCGCTTCCAGAGGATGAACCGCGTGTGCAGGTATTGCAGGGGCGACACGGCGGCGTAGGCCATCGCGGCCAGCAGCGGCCGCCGCCGGAAGGTCGGCAGCAGCAGGAGCGCCAGGCGCTTGAAGTTCACGTCGTACTTATCCATTGTATGCCTTCATATTGAGTACGACGTCGCCCATCTCGAAATAGCCTGCGGCCGGGATGCACCGCGCGTCGATCGTAACCAGCACCTCCTCGCCTGCCGCGACGGTTGTCGCCCCGCGGAACTCCACGATCCGCACGCCGTCGAGCGTCTGGAGCGCATCGACGAGCGCCATGTTGGTATATTCGCCATTGAAGGGCAGGTTCTCGATGTAGTTGCGGACAGCCTCCCGGCAGGCGCTCTCGACCGTTTCGGCCACGAGCATCGGGTCGTAGTACACGTCCGCCTCGCAGTTGAAGCGGTCGGGGTCGATGTTCACCAGCGCCGTGCGCACGCCCGCGTCCTTGATCTCGGCGATGTAGGCCGCAAGCTGCGCCTCGGTCTCGGCGTCGAGCCTGCACCGCTTGCCGTCCTTCTCGCCCGCGACCTTGATCGTCAGGAGCGAAGCGTCCCGGTTCTCGACCGCCACGGCGTGCTTGACCACCCGCGCCGCTGCGATGGCGTCCTCGGTCATCGCCGTCGTGTCGTAGCGGTCCGTGTCCGCGATCAGCGTCTTGCCCTTCATGAACGCAAGCACCTTGTCGCGGTACCACCGCGGACGGTGAGGGATGATCTCCTCGATGCGTGTGTCCACCTCGCCCTTGTACGTGTCGAAGAGCTTCTCCAGCGCCCACGCCGCAACGGCGAAAATGTAGAACAGAATGCTTTCTATCGACAAAATGCCAAAATGCGCAGAGAAACTATCCCCTGCGGTGAATCCATATACCTTTGCAGCCGATTCGTTGCGCATGAAATCCGCGCAGATCGTTTCCTTGATTTCCTCGATCGTTCTCATCGTACCATAAAGTCTATCTCGATACCCATAAATCCGATACCGCCGTAAGGCGCCATCGATACCTCGTCGGAGGAAAGCTCCGTCGCCGGGCGGATGTGTTGCGCTTCATATCGTGCCAGTACGGAATTATCGACCGCCGGAACCGTTTCGAGAGACGCCTCCGGTGCCAGCGGTTCGGAGATGCTCGTGCCGTTTGCCGCTGCGAGGTCGAAGGCCGCCTCTACGCCGCCGCTGGTTTGTACCGCTATGTCGAGCAGGCTTTGCCTGTCTTGAGGTGTAATCCGTGCCATTATTATTCTATCGTTATCAATCCGTCTTTGACTTCGACACGCGACACGGACAATCCGCACACCTGCAACATCGCTTTTGTATCTGCTGTCCACGTCGGATTATAGGTTCCGCCGAGCATCTTGAGGGTTTCGGCTCCGAGCAGCGGGAACTCCTTGAACTCCCCACGCATGGCCTGAAGCACCGCTTCGGCCGTCTGCGCCGTCGTATCACCCACGACCAGCGCACCGCTGCGGACCATCAAGTCGCCCGTTTCGGGGTCTATCATTATCCCTCGCATCGCCTCAATGTTTTACCTTCGCGTCCTCGTAGTCCGAAGCCCTGACCTCGGGCATAGCCTGAGTGACGGCCGGAACCACGACCGGGGCGGGGTTCGACTGCGCCGCCGCGGTTCCTGTGACGGGTACCCCTCCGACGGGTATCGTATGCGTATGGGTGTTGAACGCCCGGATCAGCTCGTTGAACTTCTCCGTGAGCTGTTCGATTTTCAGCAGTCCCCCGAGCTTGCCGCCGTTGAACTGCACCCCCTCGGGAGTGATTCGGAAGGAGGTGTCGCCGAGGGAGGCGTCCACCACTTCGGCGTCCACGGTGATCCGCGTCTTGCCTATCGAGAGCCGGGCCTTGTCGATCTTGTCGCACAGAACCACGGCCGCCACGGCCGGGGTGATGAACGCCACGATGACGTAGCTCCCGACGGCCGGGAAACAGACGACGCCGGTGTCCCCCTCCTGGTTGGCCTGGAGGTTCACGCCCACGAGCGGAGCGCTCTCGTCGAGAGGCGTGCAGTCCACCGTGCGGGCCTTCTCGTCCACGCTATCCACGGTGCAAACCTTACAATAGATTTCGGAACCCGTCATGGCGAGCCTTCGTATGGCTTCTGCGAGTGTCATTCTGCGACTTTTTGTCCTATGGTTATTTCTTGTCGGAATCCTCCGGTTCCGTACTTGATCACGTTCTTCTGCACTTGATAGATTCCACGGCGCACGCCATCGATCTTGATTCCGATATGGTCGAGTTTGTCGATCAGCACGGCCCCGAATGTGGTAAAGGTTCCTTTAAGACCATCGCGTTTGAGGCGGCGAAGCTCCTGTTCCGCCCATGCCTTGAGTTCTTGCTCGGTCTTGTTGTAGGTGTGCAGCGTCCGCTTCTCTCCGTCGGCATCCCCCACGTCGATACGGATTCGTTTGTTGTCCGGTTGCAGGGATATGGCCCGCACCTTGATCTTCACGTCTGCCGCTGTCTGTGTGTCGAGTTGTGTGTCGTCGATCAGGTTCACTCCGGTAGCGAACACCTGACGGCAGGCCGCCTCCCGCTCGAACAGCACGCCGCAATACAATACGGGGGTGTCGTTCTCGATGAGGAAGAAGGAGCGAATACCGCCCTGATCCTTGAGCTGCCCGAGCAGTTCAGTCACGGTATTCGCTGTCACGCGGTATTGTCCGATGTGCTGCTCGCCGAATACCCTGAACTGCACGCCGAGTTCTTGATCCCGGAGTATCTGTTCCACCGTGGCCGACTTATAGGAGAGTTTTTTCGCCTCTTTCTGCTTGAGTTGGAACATATAATCTTCGCAATGAATTTCGATCGGGGTTTTCAGCCCTATCGTGGTGACGAATCCCCGAAAGGCAAGCTCCAGTTCGTCATCATATCCCAGCCATACGGTCACTTCGTCGCCTCGCTTGATCGGGATGCGCTCTTCGTTCTGCCAACGCACCTTCTTCGGGAGCTTCAGCACGCACGTATCCGTGAGCGTGTCCGTGTCGCGGGTAATCTCCACTTCGGCGACCTTATCGAACTCCCACTTCTTGCCCGTGCCTTTGATTTCGATTTTGGCGGTCAGTTTGAACATCGTTTGAATGACGGTTAAACGGCGTTTAATACTCGGTACATTTGATTACATAATCTTCATCGGAGAAGGCCCGCACGTCGATCGTCTGGCGGTTCGACCATGTTTCCTGGTTGAGCGAGAACCTCGACACTACGATGCGCGAAATGCCGAACAACTCGAAGAAGGTGCTCGATACTTTCACGGCTTGATTTTCGTCGAGAAACTTCTTTACCTCCCTGATCCCCGCTTCGGGATATTCGTCCACGATCACCCCGTCGCGCACGGCCACGATACCCACTGAAAGCGATATCGAATAATCGCCCAGACAAATGTATTCCTTGATCGTGCCGCCCAGTCCCACGAGCTGCGTGCGGATGATGTGTTTCTCCTGCGAGATGTTCACCGTGGCGTCGTTGATGACCAACGTGCTTTTATCTTCGCGGGTCAATACGAGTTTAGTCAGGGCATAACGCGATTCCCAATATTTGGATTCGGTAATCGGTAAAGAGAGTCCCTTTCCTGCGATTTCACCGCCGTGTCCCTCCCAGGAAGGTTTTTTTGCATTTTCCTGCGATGGCTGGAATCGACACAAGGCCAGACGTGCCTGTTGTGCGACACCTGCGGCGACGAACGCAAAACTTATCGGTTGGAACGTTCCCATCATCCTGCAAAGTTTATATCGTTTACGGCGGCTACCACGGTCTCGGTAATCATATCTTTCACCCGGCCGACATCCTCGCGCAAGTTCGTCGTGTGGATTTCGAAACGGTCGATCAGCTTGTCGATATGTACGGTGATGTTGCGTATTTTGTCGGTCTTCGGCGCTGCGGCCGCAACGGTGGCTCCGGAGGTCTGCAACCCTGCGGCAAGCGGATCAGGCGTCGGCAGTACACCATCCGAGGACGGTTCTCCTGCAGATGCCTTTTCTTTGGCTGCGGCCTCGGCCTTCGAGCGGGCGATTTCCTCGTCGTAGGCTTTGGTGAAGGCGGAACCGACCTCGGCCCCGAACTGGGAAAATCCGCCCTTCATACGCTGAATTGCCTCCCGGATGCCCTTGCCGTCGAACTTGAACGCCGCGACGATCAGGTCGCCGATCCCGCCGAAAACGTTTTTCGCAAGCTCCCAAATACCCGAAAATACAGCTTTGAACGAAGCCCACAACCCCTTGAGCGTTGCGCGGAATTTGACCGAAGTATTCCAAAAATGAATGCCGATTGCCGCAAGCGCAGCGATTGCCGCTGCGATCCAGCCGACGAGCGGGATGCTCATGATCGCAACGCTCACGGCCCGACATGCCGTTACGGCCGCCAGTTTGAACGTCGCAAAGCCCGCCGAGGCGATCCCTGCGAATGTCGCCGAGGCCGTACCGCCTGTTACCAGCGAAAGGATATACGCGCCGAGGGCCTTGATTCCCGACCAAAGTCCGACGGTAGCGAACCGCACTGCGGCGACAGTGGCCTGGAGGATATTCCTCCCGAATCCCAGCGCCTGAACCTTGCCGATACTCAAATAGCCGTTATACATCTGAAGTGAGAGGATCGCGCCGCTCATGGCTCCGATCGTGCTGCGCCACATCCCCGCGAAATTCAGCGTCCGGATGAAGGCGATACCCTTACCAATCCCGATGAGTAGCGGCGTGATCTGTGCCAGCGGCACGAGCGAGCTGACGACGACCTCGACCCAAATGCCCCAGTCGCCCGAGGCGTTGAACAGCGAGATTTTAAGGTCGTCGAACCGCGCACGGACACGCGAGAGCCGTTCGTTGTAGCTCTCCATGATGATCCCGGCCTGCTCGACGGCCGTGTTCGTCCCGGTGATGGCTCCTTCGTAGCGGCGGATTTCGTCGATACCCTGCACGAGAGCCATCGCCGCGTTGCTGTTCTCCATGCCGAAAAGCTGAGAGAAAAGCGCCGAATCCTTGAGGACGACTTTCAGCGGCTCGAGGCGCTCGGCCAGCGTCCGCGTCTTGTCCGTCAGCAGCCCGACGTCCACCCCTGCGACCTGCAGCTCTTTGAGCGTCTCCTTCGGAAGGAACCGCCCGCGGCTCAGGATCATCATGACGTTGCGCAGCGCAACGCCGCCTTCGGCGCCTTTCTTTCCGGCCTTGTCGAGCACCTGGATCGCAGCGTTGGTCTCCTCGAACGACACTCCGGCGCCTTTGGCTGCCATGCCGCATTGCTCGAGGGCCACCTTGATGGCCGGAAGCTCGGCGGAACCCTCCTTGCCCGCGGCGGCCATGACGTTCATCATCTCGGCCATGCGGCGTGCTGCCTCCATCGGGTCGGCCAGCGAGACGCCGTACTGGTTCATCGCCGTGGTCAGCACCTCGGCGGCGGCCGTGGCATCACCGCCCATCGTCTTGCTCAGGATGGCGATGTTGTCGCCCATCGCGCGGAGCGCATCGGGGTATTTCGCCAGCTCGGGAGACAGTTGCGAAAGCAGCAACTTGTAGGACTCGATCGATTGCGCTGCCGAGCCGCCGAAGGTCTTGGCCGTTTCGCGGGCATACCCCTCGATCCGGCGGAGGCTCTCGCCTGTTTCGCCCGATATGGCCGAAAGATCGGCCAGCGATGCGTTGAGCGCGGCGCCTGGCTGCAGGGTCTCCTGCATCGTGCGGCCCACGCCCTCGACGTACTGCGTGAACTGGTTCAACGCGAGCAGCTTGCCTTCGAAGCTGTCCCACAACCCCGCGGACTTGCGGATGTTGTCGTTGAGCTTCTCCACGTTCTGGGAGATGCCCTGCACGACGACATCGCAGTTGCCCGTGATGTTGAAGGAGTAGTTGAAAGAATAGTTGCTCATCGTTTACCCGGCTCCTCGTCCGAGGAGAATAGACGTCCTAAAAGTTCTGCGAAATTGCGCAGCCGTCGGCGCTCCAGCCATACGGCCTGCTGGTACAATGCGGCCCACTCTTCATAGGAGAGCGTGCCGGGGTCGATATGAAACGCGGCCCGGATCAGGGCGCACCCCTTCGGGATGGACTGTTCGTCGTCGTCCGAAAGGGCGTGCGCCCCTACAAGTTTTTTAACTCCGTATGACAGGTAGCGAACAGCTCACCCAGCGCCCCGAGTGCCGAGGTCTTGAGGATCGCGTCGTTCTGCACAAGCGGGCTGCCGCCGAGCCAGCAGTTCTTGAACATCACCTCGGCGCCCTTGAGTTCATCCTGTCGGCTCACGGCGCTGACGGCCGACATGGTATCCATCGACGGACGGCGGAAATAGCCGATGTGGCGTTCCCCGGCCATGTCGTCGTAGATATCTACAGCCACGACGCGGCCGTGGGCCTGCTTCCAAGACTGCCTCACTTCGTCCGTCACACCTCCGTCGAAGACGGGATACCCGGCACGCACGGTGGCCAATTCTTTCTGCTCTTGCTGTTGTTTGTTTTCCATAGTCGAAAAAAATAGGTCGTTTGTTAGGCTTTCGGCTGGCCCCACTCAATATGAGAGGGGATCAGCGTGAGTTCGATCTGCAGGTTCAGGTCGCCCTCCTTCCAGTCCACCTTGTTCTCGGTGAACTGGCAGTTGCGGATTTTGTCCGTCGAGATGATGCCGCTCTCGGGCAGATACGACACCGTGATGTCGAAAGGCGCGATGTCCTGCAGGCGGCCGTTCGGCGCCTGCCGCTGCAGGGCCACGACCTCGCTCTTGTAGAGGGTGATCGACGCCGAGGGCGTGATGCGCCCTTTCGAACGGGACACCGGATGCCGTCCGGCGCCGTAGTTGTTCTGCACGTCCTGGCTGTCGCCGTACTTGATCGCCGTGATACCGACGAACGGCACGCCGTTGGCCGCAGCGACGATGTCGCCCCAGGCGTATTCCACGCCGTTGATCAGCGGAATAGAGGTTGTAACGCTCATTGTATTCTGATTTTAGCGGTTAGACACTCTCGGCATAACCGATTTTCACTTTGATACGTCGCACGACACCGACGCCGACAGGACGGATGACGATCTCGATTTCGGAGGTGGCGAGCACGTTCTGATCCGGGTCGATTTCGACGACATAGCCGCTCAGCTCGCCCGCCTTCTCCATATCCTCGAGGGCCTTCTGCGCCGTGGTCTGCAGGAACTCTACGCTGTGCGTCTGGAGCTGCCCCGTCGATTTATCTATATAGACGTTTCCGCCCAGTTTCGGCAGCAGGTAGGTGCGGATGCCCCGCACGACCTTGTCCATCGTGCGGACGTTCTCGATGTAGGCGTAGTCGCTCGTGGCATCGTCCATCGTGTGCGAATCGTTCAGGTACGAGCCCGACAGTCCGGAGTAGGTCACGAAGAACAGGTAGCGGGCCGCATCGAGCGATTCGACCACAGCGCGGTCGAGTGCCGTAAGCAGCGTGCCGTCTCCGAAGGCGGGGACGTCGATGCCCGCGGGGAACTTCTCGATCCAGGCGGGGGATTCCTGCACGGAGGCGCTGGAGACGATGCCGAGCAGGACGCCCAGCCCCGAGACGGAGGCTTTCGCCGTCGCGTTGTCTTCGTCAGCATAGAGCGCCGCGCCCGTGGAGCTCCCGGCCTGGCCGATGATGACCGACACGCGCTCCTTGTCCCCGGCGGCATCCGTCGGAAGGGACGCGACGGCCGCGACTTTCGGGGCGTAGAGAATACTCAGCGGCATGTCCTGCCCCTCGAGCGTCGCGGCGACACCCTGCAGGGCCGTGAGGTTCTCCTTCGAGAACGCCACGTCGCCCTCCCAGACGCCTATCTGCCGGAGGCGGCCTCCGGCGAAGTTCTGCATCTTCTTCACGTCGGCATAGGTGTTGGCGCCTTCGGCTTTCGGGAAGATGCCCACATAGAGGCTGATGCCCGGGTTGAGCCGGAATATTTCCGAGAGCTGGTAGTGCATGAGACGGATGATCCACTCCTCGGCGTCAGCGGTGATTCTGAGCTTCTCGGCCGTCTCGATCTGGGAGACGGCCTTGATACGCTCCGTCTCGGAGAATCCCGACGGCAGCGTGTCTGTGTAGAACATGATCCCCGAGATATGGTCTTCGCCCGCCAGCTTGCGGGGGATGTTGCCGTTCGTGCGTTCGAATGTTAAGGACTGCATCAGGCTTTGAGGTTTTGATTGGTTACTTCGACGACGGTCGTGTCCTTGAGCGTGCGTCCGTAATTGACGGCGTCGCAGCGGTTGAAGAAGGCCGTGCCGTCCGAGGCCACATGTACGGCCTTGCGGTCGGGGTAGCTGCGGAACACTTCGCGGGCGATGCGCTGCGCGGCACTCTCCCGCACGGTTCCGGAACCTCTGGCCGGAGTTTTCGTCGTGCAGGCCGGATCTTTTGCCGTAGCTGCCGGCTTTTTGTCCGAGGTTCTGTCGGAGGCTTCCGGGGCTTCGGAGCCCGAGAAGGACGCTCCGGCCTCCTCACCGGAGATATCGGTGGCGGGCGCCGTTTCAGCGGCAGAGGCCGCAGGTTCCGAAACAGCGTCGGCAGGAGCTTCAACGGTGCCGTTTCGATCGGTCTGTACGCCTTCCTGCGACACTTCGGTCGTGGCGGCGTTTTTCTTATTTTTCTGTGTCATTGTGAAATGTGGGTTTCTCGTTTCTTGAAAATACGATGCAGGCCATAGGCCATAGTCAATAGCCCGACGACGCACAAAACATACTGCCACCATGCGAGACCTCTGCGGGTCTTGATTTCGGTCGTCGCAGCAAGGCTCCCCTCACGGATGGAATCCGCACGGACGCGGAGGACTGTATCATTCCGGACCATCGCGCCCGCTGTTTCTCCGGCCGTGTGTGCTTCCTCCTGCCGGAACCGGTTCGTTTCTTTCTCGGAGTCGGCGGCAATCCGGCGTTCGGTAGTTTCGCACATCAAGGGCGGTTTGCCCGTCAGCGTGTCAGCCGGACGACTGGTATCGTACACCCGCATAACGATCTCCACATTCTCGGTACGTTCCCGCTCCCGCATCCGTTCGGCGGCCAGTTCGCAGCTGAGCGCCTCGTATAACCGTCGAAAAGCGAGACTGTCGTGAACTGCGGTCTGTTCGGCGAAGAATCGCTTCTGTGAGTTACTGTGCAGCTGTTCCGTCCTCGTCTCCATCCGCTTCATCGGCGAGCAGCTCATGGCTGACAGGACAATCGGCAGAGTGAGGACAGGCAGGAATTTTCTCCACAGCCCGGCGGAATTTATTGACATCATGGCGTAGGTTTTTGATCTCCGTTTTCAATGGTTTGACAATCTGTTCCAACAGAATTTCATTTCCCTGACGGACATTGTCGAGTTCTACACCCTGGTTGTCGGCCTGCTTCTTCGCTACGTCAGCCCGCAGGCTCTTGACTTCGGCCGCATATTTCTGTCGCGTGAATATCGAACCGAGCCACGCGCTCAACGGAGTGGCGACAATCGCCACAAGGGCAAGGATTACTTCTGTTGTCATTGCTCGATTCCGATAGTTTCCAGCCAGGTCCCGACGTCGAACGACGGGCAGGCTTTATGGACGGACGGAAGGTCGCGGTGGCCGACGATCCGCACCCCGGGGTGTGCCGCGTGGAAGTCGATAACGTAGCGTGCGAGCGCCTCTCTCTGCGCGTGCGTCCGGGTATCCTTCGGCGTCCTGCCGTCCGGGGCCACGCCTCCGGCGTAGACGATGTGCCGGGATACTCCGTTGTAGCCAGCCGCGCCATTCGTTATTTCCCACGGGTCCACGAAGGTATCTTCGTTGTTATCGACCAACCGCTCTACCGTCCCGTCCAAGTGGATAAGGTCCGTATATCCTACCTGCTTCCAGCCCCGGCCTCCCTCCGAGGGCGGGGAGGTGTGCCACCGCCGGATGTCGGCGGCCGACACCTCGCGCCCTTCGGGGGTCGCGGTGCAATGGATGACCAGATATTGCAGGGTCTTTTTCATTCTTTCGGTTTTTTACTCGGAGTTCGCCTCCGCTGCCTTCGCGCTCACGATGGCGCCGAAGCCTTCGTTGCGCAACGGCAGGCAGATCGTATAGGTGCGCATCGAGAAGAGGTTGCGCTGGTTCTCCGGGTCGCTCGACGCCTCGCGCAGGTAGGACTTCGTCGAGCCGTCGGCACGCATCGCACGCTTGGTAGTGAAGGCCACCGACGACTGGCGGTCGTTTTCGCCCACGACGGCGCCGTAGGCTTTCTTCTTGAGCGTCGTCGTGTCGTAGTAGGGGCACTCGTCGTACTCGTAGACGTCGAAGCCGTACATCTTGGCGATCTTGCCCGTGGTGTAGTCGTACACCTGCTTCTCGAAGCGCTGATCGGTTTCCAGCAAGTCGGCAACGTGATCCGCGCACAGGACGAGGATACGGCCCTCTTTCGGAATTTTCAGCTTGTCGAACTTCTTCTTGAGCGCCACGATGTCCGCACGGGTCAGCTTCTTGCGTCCGTCGGCCGTAGCTTCTCCCGTCGTCACGAGAACCGGAGTCTTGGCAGCATTCTCCGCGGGAGCCAGCGAGTGAATCGCCCGCGAATACTTCTTCTCGAAGAACTGGTCCTTGTGCTTCTCGATCACCAGGGCCATCTTGTCGTAGCTAATGGCGTGCAGCTCGTCGTCGGTGACGGGCGTAGGACGCGACTGGAACTTGTCCAGCTCGACGGCCTTGTCGCCGTCCGGGAGGTCCTGAACCGTCAGCGGGTAAGTCGTATTGTTCACCAGAATCTCGGGATCGGCGCCCACATCGACGAAGTGGATCACGTCGTGCTTCACATAGGCGTCGTAGGAGCGGATGGCTTGATACCAGCCGATGCTCTCGGCCGACGTGCGGAACGCCTTGATAAGCTCCCCGGTCCACACTTCGGTGTAGATGCCGGCGCCCAGAGCACCCGAGGGCAGCAGGCCACCGCAAAGCCCCGATACCAGAGCAACGCCATTCACGGTTGCAACACCCGCAAGCGGGGCGAAGTCGAGGGCACAGGCAAGCGTCGCTCCGATCGCGGAGTTGATGCCTATCGCCGTAAAGAGGCCCAGGAGGGCCAAAAGGATTTTTCTCATTCGTGGAAAAAGTTAGAGTTAGTCGTTCATGAAGTCCGGGGCCACGCCGTAGTGGGCCTTGAACGCTTGGACGTACTGCGTGGGGTTCTCACGGCGCAGGGTCATCTTCTCCTCGTCGGAGAGTTTGTCCCACGCGAGCGTCTGGTGTCCGTTTCCAGAGCCCTTTTCGTCAATGAAGTCCGAAGGGCGTCGGGCGGGTGTCATCATCGAGAGCGTGTCACGCAGCGTTTCAATGCCCGCCTTCTTGCCCAATTCGAGCATCTTTGGCTCTTGGGCCTCGGTGATCAGGCCCCTTTCGCGTGCAGCAGTGACGGTATCCGTGATACGGGCCAGCGTGAGTGTGTCGTTTTGAGCCTTGAGCGCCTGGATCGCGCTGACGGCATCCGCCTCGGTCGCCGTCGTCGGAAGACCGAGGGTCATCAAAATCTCATTCATCTGAAAAGTCGTGTTTTTGGGTTTGTCGTCGGGTTTGAGTAAGGGCAACAGATCGTTGTCTTCGTCTTTTGCAAGGGTGAGCTGCTTACCATCGTTATACAGGCGGACTTGCAAGGCGTCGTCGTTGGCTCCCACGTCCACGATGGAAACTTCGAAAAGTCTGGACCGTATGATAGTCGGGCGGGTCTGCCCCTGCACCAGGTATTGCGGATCGTCGGAACATTCGATGATGTCGATGCCCGCCGAAAGCATCCGCAGCGTACCGCGTTCCCATTTGGCGGCAATGACCTTCTCTTCCTCGGTATCCTTGTCGATTTTCGGAGTTCCGAAAATCTTGTCTCCATCCACGCGGATATTCTCCATAATGCCGATAGGAATGTCCTCGCGGGAACCGCGCCGGTGCATGTACAACACGATGGGGTTCTTTTTGTACTGTTCGATGTCGAGCCCTTCGGTAAGGATACGGGTTCCATAAGCGTTCAGGGCGCTGGTGCTGATGACTGCTTCTCGTGCCATTCAATCGTTTTCGGCCCCGGACACCGCCGACACGCAGGTCGGCGGCGCGGATGGCCTCGGATGCAAAAAAGGGTTTGTTGCGGGGACAGGACTCGAACCTGCGACCTTGAGGGAATGAACCTCACGAGCTGCCGACTGCTCCACCCCGCGATTCTGGTGCAAAGATGCAATGTGTAAGTTGCAGCAACAATTAGAGTGTAAAAATCTTACACTCTGTTTTCTACACCCTTGTTTAAGGTGCATTTTTGTCCTGTCTAACGCCCCGTCGGGGGATCATTTCATTTTATGAATGGGTAAAAGAATAGCTTCCGAGCTGAAAGAGTTCGCCGAGCTCCTGTACATGCAGGGTACACCGCAGAACATCATCGCCGAGAAAGTCGGCGTCTCGAAAAACACCGTGAACGCATGGGTTACAACAGGATGTTGGGCCGAAAAGAAAATAGCGCAGTCGCTTACCCGCAAGCAAGTCGTGAACAATATCCTGCGCTCGATCAATAATGTCGCCGAGAATCTCGGCAACAACAAGGACATCACCGATATCGGAGGGACCAGCGACCGACTGGCCAAGCTCGCCGCGACGATCAAGACTCTCGACAAGGAGGTATCGGCCGTGGATTATATGGAGTGCTTCATGAATTTCGGGAAGTGGCTCGAGGGACGCTCGGAAATCGACCCGGAGGTTACACCGCAGCTCTGTATGACGGTGAACGACCTGCAAAACAAATTCGTCATCGAAACGCTCGGTGTCGGTAAAGGCAAATAACGATGGCTTCCAACATAACCAAAACCTTTGCCGAATGGCAGCGGTGGTGCCGAACCGTACAGGAGCGCACGCCTATTCTGCCTGAAGCTCCCGCCGAGAAGCAGGCCCGCATCCGCCGGGCACGGCGCGATTACAATTTCTTCGTCGAATATTACTTCCCGCATTATACCGACGACCCGGCGACAGGCAAGCATACCGCGTGCGCCCCGTTCCAGATCGAGGCGGCGAACCGCGTGTTCCGCAGCCGCAACTACAAGGGTGTCGAGAAATGGGCACGCGGCCATGCCAAAAGCACCCATTTCGACATCTTCATTCCTATGTGGCTCAAAATTCAGGAGCCGCGCGAGCTGAACGTCATGGTCCTTGTCGGCAAGTCCGAGGAGAATGCCAAGACGCTGCTCGGCGACCTGCAGGCCGAGTTGCAGTTCAATCGACGCTACATCGCCGACTTCGGCGTGCAGTACAACGCGGGCGACTGGCAGGAAGGCCGTTTCGTTACGGCCGACGGTTGCGCCTTCTTCGCACGCGGCCGAGGACAGTCCCCGCGCGGCCTGCGTTACCGCAGCCGACGACCCGACTACATCACAATCGACGACCTCGACGACGACGAGCTGTGCGAGAACGAGAGCCGCGTGAAGCGCCTCACGAACTGGGTAAAGGAGGCCCTGTTCGGTACACTCGACGGCGGTCGCGGGCGGTTCATCATGGTCGGCAACCTCATCAGCAAGAACTCCGTGCTGGCGGCGATGGCCCGCTCCAAAGGCATGCACGTCTCGCAGGTGAACATCCTCGACAAACAGGGCAATGTGTCTTGGGCGGCCAAATGGACACGCGAGGAGGTGCAGCAGATGGCGGACTTCATGGGCTATCGTTCTTTTCAGAAGGAGTTCATGAACAACCCGATCACCGAGGGCGCCGTATTCCGGCAGGAGTGGATTCGCTGGCGCGAGCCGCTGCCGCTTTCGAAATACGACTATTTGGTGGCCTACTGCGACCCGTCGTTCAAAAACTCCTCGAAAAATGACTACAAGGCCATCAAGCTGTGGGGCAAGGTCGGAACCGAGCTTCATTGCCTTGCGGCCTTCGTGCGGCAGTGCTCCGTCGCGGAGATGGTGCGCTGGTTCTACGACCTGCACGAGCGGGTGCCCGAAAACGTCGTGGTCGAATATTACATCGAGGCGAATTTCCTGCAGGACATCCTCCTCGACGAGTTCACGCGCGAGGGCAAGCTGCGCGGATACCAGCTCCCCATCCGCGCCGACCGACGCAAGAAGCCCGACAAGTTTCAGCGCATAGAGGCCATATCGCCCCTCTGGGAGCGCGGATTCGTATTCTACAACGCCCGGATGCAGCGCGACCCCGACATGCTCACGGCCATCGACCAAACCCTCTGCTTCGAGAAGGGGATGTCCGGGCACGACGACGCCCCGGATGCTGACGAAGGAGCGATCTACAAATTACAGCAGCACACCCGCGAACAGGCATTCGTGCCGTCGATCGGGCGCAGACACATATCATCGAAAAGACTATGGTAAAACTATTCAGGGCGCTGGTATTCCGGCACCGCCTCAAAAAACAGATTCGTCTGGCCGACGAACGCAAGCGCCGCACAGGAAAGAAGCAGTTCGTCATCAACCTCGGCGGCCGCCCGCTGTGCGTGTCGAAGGAGCACATCCGGCGGCTGGCAGCCGAAAGGTTTTATCGGCCTGGCGTGACGGTCGCAGACATTGCGGCCGCAGCGATCTATAAAACCAACTGACGAATGTTTCTCGAAGATAAGGACTACAAGGTCGTATGCACGGACGAGGTGCTCGATATCATCACGCAGAGCGATCCCGAAAATCGTATCCGGGCGGAATTGAGCGCACAAGAGGAGGCCGAAGGTTATCTGCGTTCCCGTTACGACACGTGCAGAGCCTTCGCACAGCAGGGCGCCGACCGCAATCCGATGCTTGTGCGTGTCGTGATCAGCATCGCCCTCTACTACCTCGGGCAGTCGCTGCCGCAATACATGGGGGACGAACAGCGAGAGGCAATGTACAACAACGCTATCGCATGGCTCAAGGACGTGCAGAGCGGAAAGGCCATGCCCGACCTGCCGCTCTATGAATCCGAAGAGGGTGAAGATATGCAGAATCCCGTGCGGTTCGGATCGCTTCCGCCCCGACGATACGGGTATTAAACACTTTTCAAAGACTTGTCAAATACCTATTGAATGGGTAAAAAGAAAATAGTTGCGGGCGGCGGATTCGAAGGCCGGACCTACGAGTCGCTGCTCATGGCCGCACGCGCTGCCAAGACCCCCGAGCAGAAGCGCAGCGTTCTCATACAGCTCAAACAGGTGACGGCCAACCTCACGCAGAAGGATATCGCCACCTGGCGCACGGCATGGCAGATGGCCATCAACATCGAAAACCCCAAACGTTCGCAACTCTACGACTGCTACACAGATGCCCTGATCGATCTCCACCTGACGGGCTGCATGGGCCAGCGCGACGGCAAGACCCTGCAAAAGAAGTTCGTTTTGCGGACCAAAGACGGAAAAGAGGATGCCGAAGCCAAAAAGATTTTCGAGCGTCAGTGGTTCGCTGATTTCGTGGGTTATGTTCTCGAATCCCGCTATTGGGGCCACTCGCTCATTCAGATGGGCGACGTAACGACAATCAATGGCGTCCGTTCTTTTACGGACGTGTCGATAGTGCCCCGCAAGCATGTTATTCAGGAGTTCGGCGTTATTGTCAAGGATGCGGGCGACGACCCTCAGCGAGGCGTGAGCTTCCGAACAGGACCGTATTCGAAATGGTGTATTGAAGTCGGGAAGCCCCGCGACCTCGGGCTGCTGCTCAAGTGCGTTCCGCAGGCGTTCTCGAAAAAGAACATGCTGGCATATTGGGATGTCTTCGGGGAGCTGTTCGGGATGCCGATCCGCATTGCCAAAACCAATGTTCAAACCAGCTCGGAACGCAGCCGCATCGAAACGATGCTCGAGAATATGGGACCTGCAGCCTGGGGACTTTTCCCCGATGGCACGGATATCGACATCAAGGAGTCGAGTCGCGGCGACGCCTTCAACGTTTACGATCGCCGTATCGACCGGGCCAATTCCGAAATGTCGAAGGGTATCCTGAACCAGACGATGACCATCGACAACGGGTCATCCCTTTCGCAGAGCGAGGTACACCTCGAAATCTTCGAGAATGTCTGTGCGGCCGACGCCACGATGGTCAAAAACATTGTCAATGATAAGCTCATCCCGTTGATGATCGAACACGGGTTCCCGTTGGACGGGATAAGTTTCGACTGGGACGAGGTTGCCTCCTATTCTCCCGCTGAGCGCCGCGAGATGGAACGCATGATCCTCCAGTCCTACGACGTGGACCCCCAGTACTTCATCGACCGATATAAGATTCCGATCACGGGAAAACGCTCGGACGGTTTTTTCGAGTAGGGGCTGATTCTGATAGCGGAAAGGACAGTCCCGAACACAAAACCGCCACACACGCCGCGGGAACGCTCAACTACGCTCTTTTCCGCAGGGCAATGGGTGATCTGTACGACAGCGCCGCACTCACCCTGAAAAAGGACGAAATGCCGCAATTCCGGCACGCTGCATTCGACAAAGCCGCACGGGCTGTGTACGAAAGCGGGGAGTTTTCGCCCGCGATGCTGCGTGACGAGCGCGTGCGGGGACTAATCGACGAGACGAACCGCGTGCTCTCATCCGCGCTCACCGTATCGCATAAAACGCCGCCCGAGCTCACGGCGGCACTGCGCAACAACGTCTTTATTTTTTCGGGACTGAAAACCTACCATTCGCTCTCGGAGGTCGGCCTGTCGCTCACCGATGAGGAGGGCAACACCAAATCCTTTGCCGATTTTCACCGTGACGTAAAGGCCATAGATGCCCGTTATAACAGCAACTACCTCTATGCCGAATACAA